GTGGAGACTATTCTGAGATTTATTATTTTGATTCAGAAGGAAATGAAACTGAAGAAGAAAATGCACTAAGGTGTATAATACGTGAATGTAAGCTTGACGGAACATTATTACAGGAAACTTACGGTATCTGTAACAGAAGCAATGGATAAAATGTTGACATTTTTAAACAATAGGGAGGCGATAAAATGACTGCAGAAGATTTAAAAGAGGGAGCGATTAAAAGGCTGAAAATGTTTGGATATGCACCAGATGTAGATGTACTTTTATACTGTACGGAAATTGCAAGTCAAAAATCTGCGGACTGGTGCAACTATGATAATATAGATAGTCTTCCGGATGGCGCAAAAATTTATGTCATAGATTGTATTGTGGCAGAATATATGATAAGCAGATCTATTTCGATTATGCTCGCTGAGAAATTAAGGAGAGATGCGGAAACTGGTTTGCTAAGATTTAGGCGCCTAAGGTGGTAGTATAAAGGTATATCAATTGAACTTCCGCGTATAACATAAAAATTGAAAAGGTTATTAAAAAGCAACTTTAAAGCACCTTAACAGGGTGCTTTTTTATTGCCCTAAGCATGGCATAAAACCGCTTGTACGACTACACTGGCCAAGTGAATAAATTGGCAATCCTAAGAACCGGAACAGACCGGAATAAAAAAGATTGAGGAGAAAATTTATGTTGGAATGGTTACAAACAATTCTTGAAGGTGCGAAGGCTGAAGATGGAAAGCTTGATGTAACAGCGGTCATGAACGCAGTGAAGTCTGAATTTCCTAAAAATGCTGTACCTAAAACGGAATTTAACGACAAGGTAAAGGAGCTTAAAGCGGCTGAAGGAACAATCGCTGAGCTGAAAAAGAATGTCGGGGATAATACAGAGCTTACAGAAAAGATTAAGAATTATGAAGAGCAAATAAGGACTATGCAGACGGAAGCGGCCAATACTGCTAAGAGCTATGCGCTGAAAGCAAAACTTACAGAAGCAGGCGCTTTGGACTCCGATTATTTAATCTATAAGCAGGGTGGACTTGATAAGTTTAACTTCGATAAGGACGGTAATCCTGTAGGCATTGATGATGTGCTTAAGCCTTTAAGAGAATCTTTACCACACCTTTTCAAAGCTGAGAGCAAGCCAAATGGATATAATCCTGCAGGTGGCAGCGGCTCAGGTGGGATAGTCAATCCTTGGAAAAAAGAAAGTTTTAACATGACTGAGCAAGGAAAGATATTGAGAAACGATCCTGTGCAGGCTAAACAGTTGGCATCTGCAGCAGGGATAACATTAAACATTTAAGAGAGGAATTAAATTATTATGGCAAACGGAACAACTTTATCGGATGTTATTGTACCTACACTATTTAACCCTTATGTAGTGAATAGAACCATGGAATTATCAGCATTATTCCAGTCAGGTATCATAACAAACAATGCGGAATTTGACGCTCTTGCATCAGAAGCGGCACCTATTCACAATATGCCGTTCTTTGAGGATTTAACAGGTGCTTCAGAAGACGTGATTGAGGGTAATGACCTCACAGCAAAGAAGATTAAATCAAACAAGGATGTGTCTACAACTATCAGGAAGGCCAATATGTGGTCCGCAACAGATTTATCTGCTGCATTGTCCGGAGTAGATCCTATGGCAGCTATTGGAGACCTTGTAGCGGGATATTGGGCAAGAGAGAATCAGAGAATATTGATTAAGATTTTATCAGGTGTTTTTGGTTCTTGGGCAAATGGAGGTACTACAGAAGTGCCTTTGAAGGACCATATTCTTGATATTACTACTGCATCAAGTGCGGCTGCAAAGAATATTTCTGCTTCAGCTTTTATTGATGCCTGCCAGCTTTTAGGAGATGCACAGGGACAGCTTACTGCGGTAGCTATGCACAGTGCAACAAAGGCATTTTTGAAGAAGCAGAACCTCATACAGACCGAAAGAGACAGCACAGACGTAGAGTTTGATGTATATCAGGGAAGAAGAGTAATTGTAGATGACGGATGTCCTGTTGACAGCGGTACATATACAACATATCTGTTCGGTCAGGGTGCTATCGCATATGGCAACGGTTCTCCTGTAGGATTTGTTCCTACTGAGATTGATAGAGATAAGAAGAAGGGTTCAGGTGTTGATTACTTGATTAACAGGAAGACATTTATAATGCATCCAAGAGGTATTGCATGGCAGAACCTTGAGAGGGCACATGCAGAGACGCCGACAGAGGTGGAGCTTGCAAATGCAAAGAACTGGAAGATGGTATATGAACCAAAGCAGATCAGAATTGTGGCATTTAAGCATAAGATAGGTTAGTCAAAAGGGAGGACCGTATGATATTAGCAGATATGATTCGTTTGATAAACTTACGGTTACAAATGTTTGGGTATACCGTCACAGAGGTAGATAGCTCTACAATAGAGTATCAAGCTGAAAAGGCCGCACAATATGTTTGCAATTTTTGTAATTTTAATAAGTGCCCGGATGATATTCCGGGTGCTTTGAAATTTGTAACAGTAGACTATGCTATAGGTGAGTTTTTAGAACATAAAAAGACATTTGCCCCGAATACACTTTCCATGCTTAACCTTGATATGGCTGTGAAGCAGATAAAAGCGGGTGATATGGACACTACATTTGCTGTAGGTGAGGGCTCAAAAACACATGAACAAAGGCTTGATGCATTTATCAACTATCTCAAGTCATATGGTAAAACCGAGCTTATGAGGCATAGGAGAATTAAATGGTAGATGTATTGGAGCGAGCAAGAACTTTGGCAAAAAAAGCTATGGAAGACATCTATTTTACAGAAAAGTGTGATGTTATTGAGATGCAAAGCGTTCGTGATGAACGTACTAAAATAGTAAAAGCTTCAGAGGTAAAAGTGCTTGAAAATCAACCGTGTAAAGTTTCATATGGAAGCCTAAACATTGTTGGACAGACAAGCACGGGAGCAACTAATAGGCAAACAGTTAAGCTTTTTATTTCACCTAATGTAATAATTAAGCCCGGATCTAAAGTAGTTGTAGGCCGGAACGCTTATAAAGCAAGTGGAGTACCTGCAGTATACACAGATACACACCAGGAAATTATGCTAGATATGTTTGACAGGTGGGCATAATGGGGAATATGGGCAGTTTTAACGCAAATCAATTGAGGCGTTTTCAGAGAAAGTTGAATGAAATAAAGCCTGAGGATGTATCAGGATTTATAGATGCTTGTGCAAAGGAGTTAGCAGCAAGGCTTTTGACTACGGTTATCAAGCGAACGCTTCCGGGAGATTACTCAAAAGAGGTTGAGGTTGTTGCAAAGAGGGATTCAAAGAATCATAAAAAAGGCGACAAATACACAAAGAGAGTAAATCCTTCCGGGAAAGTTGGAGGAACACTTAGAAGAGGATGGACCGCAAAAACACATGAAGAGGCAGCAGGTGGAAGCGGTAGTGCGGATGCAAAAGCTTATGCGGAATCTCTTACTGTAAATCACGTTGGGGATATGGTTGTTATTGAAATCATAAACCCGGTTGAATACGCCAGTTATGTTGAATATGGTCACAGAACGAGAAATCATACAGGATGGGTTCCGGGGAAATTTATGATGACGATTTCAGTGCAGGAGATTCAAAGTATTGCTCCTGATGTTCTTGAGAATAAGGTCAGAAGATTTTTAGGAGGCTATATGAGATGATTAATTCAATTATTGAAGGCATCAGCATTGCAATAAATACTGAATTTCAAGACGGATATGCCATTTATACAGAGAGTGTAGAGCAAGGTTTAAAGGAACCTTGTTTTTTTATATCTTGCCTCAATCCAACAAGTAAAGTATTCCTTGGCGAAAGGTATTTCAGAGCAAATCAAATGTGCATACAGTACATTCCTACAAATACAAGTGTAGAAAAAGAAGAGTGTAATGCTGTTACAGAAAGACTTTTTAATTGCCTTGAATACATAACAGTGGGTGAAGACCTGATTAGAGGCTCAAAGATGAAATCTGAAATAGTTGACGGGATTTTAAATTTCTTTGTGAACTACGACTTGTTTACATTGAGGTTGAAGAATAAAGAAGCTGCTATGGATGAAGTGTTAAGGAATGTTGCAGTGAAAGGGCAAGGTGAATAATGGATATTGAAAAAGGAACAAAAAAAGGCGCTATTGAGCAAACAAAGTTTACAAAAGAACAATTGATTGATAGCGACAGATTCAGCGACAGAAAAGATTTAGTTTCGACTATTCTTTCTGATGGTGAAGAATACACAATCGAATTTGTAGAAGAGCAAATTGAGAAATATATGAAAGGACAGGTAATATAATATGGCTTTAGGTGGTGGTACTTTTGTTAATCAAAAGAAAGAATTGCCGGGTGCGTATATAAATTTTGTTTCAGCGAATTCCGCTTCTGCTAACCTATCTGAGAGAGGTATTGCGACAATGCCGCTTGAACTGGATTGGGGTATAGACGGAGAGGTATTTGAAGTAAACAATGGGGATTTTCATGAGGATTCTTTGAAAATCTTTGGGTATGAGTATACGCATGAAAAGATGAAGGGGCTACGTGATCTCTTCTTAAACACCAAGACACTTTATGCTTACAAGCTTACATCAGGTGGAGTAAAAGCAGGTAATGCATTGGCTGAGGCCGTTTGCAGTGGTGTTCGTGGAAACGATATTAAGATATCAATTCAGAAGAACGCTGATGATCAGTCTAAGTTTGATGTAAAGACAATAGTCGATACAACGGTTGTAGATAGTCAGACAGTGGCGGCAGTTGGAGACTTGGTTGCAAATGATTTTGTTAAGTTCAAGAGCGACGCTACACTTGCTGTAACTGCTGCAACACCACTTACTGGCGGCACTAACGGTGCTGTAAGTGGTACATCTTATCAAAAGTATTTGGATAAGATTGAAGCGTATTCATATAACACAATGGGCGTTGTAGTAAAGGATGATACTACAAGAGGAATGTTCAATTCATTTGTTAAGAGGCTTCGTGAAGAAATGGGGGTTAAATTTCAGCTTGTACTTTATGGGTATCCTTCAGCAGATTATTACGCAACAACAAGCGTAAAAAACAAGGTACTTGATACAGGATGGAGTGAGGCTTCTTTGGTTTACTGGGTAACAGGCATATCTGCAGGTTGCGAGGTAAATAGATCAAATCAGAATAAGAAGTATAATGGAGAGTTCAAGGTTGATACCGGATATACACAGAATGAGCTTAGAAAGGCTATTAAGTCAGGAGAGTTTGTTCTGCATAAGGTTGGCTCAGATGTGCGTGTTCTTGAGGATATCAATACCTTGGTAACAACATCCGAGGAGAACGGAAATGTTTTTAAGGATAATCAGACAATAAGAGTGATTGACCAGATCGCGAACGATATTGCAGTTCTCTTCAACACAAAATATCTTGGAGCTGTACCGAATGATGCAGCAGGCAGAACATCTCTGTGGTCTGACATTGTAAAACATCATGAGCAACTTGAGGAAATCAGGGCAATTGAGAACTTCTCTGACTCGGATGTTGTAATTACACCGGGCAGTACAAAGAAATCAGTTGTCGTAACAGATGCGGTTACCGTAGTAAATGCTATGTCAAAGCTTTTTATGACTGTAACTGTTGCTTAAGGAAGGAGTATAGATGTCTAATATAACAATGAAAGCGAAGGATACACTTTGTGCATCTCTTGCAGAATGTTTCGTTACAATAGGGACACGTAGATATAACTTTATGCAGGCGATTAAGTTCGAGGCAAAGTTTGACAAGACTAAAAAGGAAATTCCAATCCTTGGAAAGACCGGAAAGGGAAATAAGACCACAGGGTGGAAGGGAACAGGTTCAGCCACATTCCACTACAACACATCAATATTTAGAAAGCTGATGGCTCAATATAAGGATACAGGTGAGGATATTTATTTTGATATACAGATTACAAATGAAGATCCTACTTCAAAGGCAGGACGCCAAACAGTAATATTTGTTGACTGTAATATTGATGGTGGAGTGCTGTCAAAGTTTGATGCAGACGGTGAGTATCTTGATGAGGACATGGACTTCACATTTGAAGATTTCAAGATGCCTGAGGAGTTTAAAGCCTTAGACGGATTCCTTACAAATTAGAATATAAAGTAGTCACCCCCCTCATGCGTGGCAATAGTCATTTATGAGGGGTTTATACATAAACAAAAACAGAAAGGCAGATATAACAATGTCAAAATTTAGTAAATTTATGAAGGCGAACAAGGTTGTAAAGGAGAATGCCACACACCCTGTTACTAAATCTCTTTGTGATGAAAACGGTAAACCACTTGAGTGGGAGTTCAGACACATAACATCTAAAGAGAATGAAGAGATAAGAGAGAGCTGTACTATAGAAGTGCCAATTACGGGGAAGCCTAACGTTTACCGTCAGAAATTAAAAACAAGCCTTTATGTACAAAGAATGCTTGTTGCTTCGATTGTTTCACCGGACCTCTATGATGCTGAACTTCAGGACAGTTACGGCGTAAACACGCCTGAAGAACTGCTTATGGCTTTAGTAGATGATCCGGGTGAATATAATGACCTTGCAGCGTATGTTCAAAATTTCCAAGGCTTCAATGTTTCATTTGAAGATAAGGTAGAAGAAGCAAAAAACTAATAGAAGAAGGGGATTGGGAGGCTAATCATGCTTACTATGCCCTTCTTAAATTACATATATTGCCTTCGACCTTCCTTGAAATGGATGAGCAGGAAAAAGCCTTTGTTGTAGCAGCAATAAGGGTAAAAATTCAAAATGACAAGGAAAAAGAGAAAGAAACAAAAAGAAAAATGAGCAGGAAAGGGGGGTAAATAATGGCAACGATTCAAACAGCTATAGAATTACAGGATAATTTCACAAGCGTATTGTATCAAGTTATTAATTCGGTCAATATGAGTATCTCTGCAATGGAGGAACTGCATAGTACAATGAATTCCGGCGTGGATACCACTTCGATTGATGCTGCAAGGGATTCAATAAATCAAGCTACTACGGCAGTACATGAATTAGATTCTGCCATGCAGAGTGTAAGCGACAACACAATTTCGCCTACACCCCCTTCAACACCTCCTGAAGCTCCGGAGCCACAGCAGGTTCAGTGGCAATCATATAACGGTCCTGAAGTATTTACTACCACAGGCATTGAAAGATTTCAGCAAGAAGTTCAAAGTGCAAATACTATGTTAAGCACCTTGAATTCTACACAAAGTCAAATTGCGCATACAGCAGCCGGAATGAGCATATTACCTTCTAATGCAATTAGCGATATAAACGGAATGGGTAATAGATTGCAGGCCATACAAGAACGCATACAGCAAATAGAAAGCAATCCTATGAACGTGGGTACTGCCGAAGCAAATGCAGGACTTGAACAATTACGTAGTCAGTTAAACCAAGCTATGATTGAGCAAGAAAATTTAAACAGAGCTATGAGCGATATGGATGTATCTTCTGCCAATGATTCATACATAAGGCTAATGCAAACTGTAGGTGAGACTGAGCGATATATCAGAGATAATACGGATGAGCAAGGACAGTTTAACAGGGCAATCAATGAGGGCACAACGAGTGCTGATAATTTGATGAACTATATAAAAGGAATGGTTACGGCGTATGCTACCATACAATCGGGTAAAGCTATCTTAGGGTTATCTGATACTTTGACTTCAACGACGGCAAGGCTTGATATGATGAATGATGGCTTGCAGACTACTGAAGAAATGCAGAATATGATATTCCAATCTGCCGAGAGGGCAAGAGGACAGTATCAGAAAACTGCAGATGCTGTATCAAAGCTTGGAACTTTAGCCGGGAATGCATTTGATAGTTCTGCAGAAGTTGTTGGGTTTATGGAGCAAGTAAACAAACAATTCGCTATCGCAGGAACTTCAGCTCAAGGTGTCAATGCAGCTATGTTACAGCTTACTCAAGCAATGGGATCGGGAATACTTCGTGGTCAAGAGTTCAATGCGGTATTCCAGCAGGCACCAAATATAATGCAGTCAATAGCGGATTATCTCGGGAAGCCTATCGGTAAGCTAAAAGACCTTGCAGCCGAGGGGAAAATTACCGCCGATATTGTAAAGGCTGCGGTGTTTGCCGCCGCTGATGAAACAAATGCAAAGTTTGAGAAGATGCCTAAGACATTTGAACAAATTTGGAATTCATTTTCAAACTATGCGTTAAAGGCATTTGAGCCGGTATTACACAGACTTAACACTTTAGCAAATAGTGAAGGGTTTCAAACTTTTGTAAACAGTGCAATAGGAGCAATGGCAACGGTTGCTGATGTAGTACTTAATATCTTTGATTTAATAGGGCAGGGTGCTTCGTTCATTGCAGATAATTGGTCATGGTTGGCACCTATTATTTATGGAGTAGCTGCAGCTTTGGCGGTATACTATGGCGCACAACTTGCAGCAAATGCAGTGTCTTTTATAAGCAACGGCATACACTTGGCAATGGCTGCGGCACAGATGATTCATTTAGCAGCAACAGGAGCCCTTACGGTGGCTACAGCAGCAGCAACCGCAACTCAATATGGACTTAATTCGGCATTATATGCTTGTCCGCTTGTATGGATTATCATACTTATTATTGCTGTGATTGCGATAATATTTGCCGTGTGCAACGCAATAGCAAAAATGACGGGCATTGCAAATACAGGATTTGGAGTAATGACAGGTGGTATTAACGTTGTAATTCGGTTTTTCAGGAATTTAGGCCTAAGCGTAGCAAATATTGCGATAGGAATAGGAAATGCTATCGGAGCGCTTGCTTCAAATATGATGACAGCATTTAGCAATGCAATATCAGGTATTCAATCATGGTTTTACAATTTGTTATCTACAGCACTATCTGTAGTGGCAGGTATTTGCGAAGCTTTGAATAAGTTACCTTTTGTGGAGTTTGATTTTTCAGGTATAAGCAGTGCGGCTGATGACTATGCCGCAAAGTCAAGCGCAGCCGCAGGGAATAAACAAAGTTATACGAGCGTATCAGATGCGTTTAATAGTGGAATGTCTACATTTGACGCATTCAAAGATGGATGGGCTTCAGATGCCTTTAGTGCCGGTGCAAGCTGGGGTGATGGAGTTGTGGATAAGGTGTCAGGAATGCTTAAGGGTGTAATTAATCCTGAAATTCCAAGCATAGGAGACCCGTTAGGTATTGGAAATATACCCGAGTTAGGTGATATAGCAGGAAAAGCAGCTGATACGGCAGGAAATACAGGAGCTATAAAAGACGCAATGGATATCACGGAAGAGGATTTAAAGTATCTTCGCGATATTGCAGAGCAGGAAGCTATTAATAGATTTACAACAGCGGAAATCAATATTGAGCAGACAAACAATAACCACGTCTCTAATAACGGTGACCTTGACGGAGTACTGTCAGGTCTTACAGATGCGGTATATGAGGCGGTAGATATAATAGCGGAAGGAGCACATTAAGATGGGAAAAACAGGATATGATTTTTATCTGAATAAATGCTTGTTACCTATTGCTCCTGATAAGCTTCAGGTTAAGATAAACAATGCAAATTCAAAGGTTACTTTGATTGATGAAGGACAAATTAATATACTTAAAAAGGCAGAATTAACTGATATAGAATTTGATTGTATTATACCTCAAGTTAAATATCCTTTTGCAAGTTACAAGGGCGGATTTAAGGGAGCTTCTTACTTTCTTGGTTATTTCGAAGAATTAAAAGCAAGTAGGAAGCCTTTTCAATTCATTGTGTCTCGTGTAATGCCGAGTGGTAAGGTGCTTTTCTCAACCAATATAAAGGTGTCACTTGAAGAATATAAGATAACAGAACAGGCCAGTGAAGGCTTTGATTTGGGAGTGAAGTTTAAACTTAAACAATACAAAGAGTACGGAACAAAAACGGTAAGTATTAAATCTTCAGAAGGTTCAAGTACTGCCCCCCCAAAAGCAACTGTTGAAGAGCCGAGGTCAACAGAGAATGCCCCTAAGGGTGAGTATAAAGTGGGAGATATTGTGAATTATCATGGTGGGACTCACTTTTATACTTCTTACGAGGGTGCAAAAGGTTATCCGGCAAGGGCAGGCAAAGCGAGAATAACTATTGCAAACGGTAAGGGCAAGGTGCATCCATGGCACTTAATACATGTCGATTCAACTTCAAATGTATACGGTTGGGTTGATGAGGGAACTTTTGATTAAAGGAGTATAGATGGATATAGAACTTTTGATATCGGATCCTTCAGGAAGTAAATCGTATATTCCGGTTGTTGAAGAAGGTATTGAGTGGAGCACTGAAAGAAGAAGCACTCCGGGTAAATTAACTTTTAAGATAATAAATGACGGTATTATCGATTTTGAAGAAGGTAGCAGGGTTAGATTAAAAGTTGATGGGAAAGAGGTATTCTATGGTTTTGTATTCACAAAGAGACGTGATAAGAATCAAATTATATCTGTAACAGCATATGATCAGCTTAGGTATCTAAATAATAAAGATACATATGTATATGAGAATAAGACAGCCGCTGAATTCATTCAGATGATAGCGACAGACTTTAACTTAAAAACAGGTACCTTGGAAGATACAAAGTTTAAAATTGCTTCCAGAGTAGAAGATAATACATCTTTATTTGATATGATCGAAAACGCCTTAGACTTAACATTGCAAAACACAAAAGAAATGTTTGTAATGTTTGATGAATTTGGCAAGATTACACTTAAAAACATTGCATCTATGCGTGTAGGTGAAGAAAGCGCATATCTGTTAATTGATGAAGAAACAGGAGAAAACTTTGAATACTCATCAAGCATAGACTCTGATGTCTACAACAAAATAAAGTTATCATATGACAATGAAGATACAGGAAAAAGAGATATCTATATTGCCAAAGATGGTACGCATATGAATGAGTGGGGAGTACTGCAGTATTTTGACACGCTATCTAAAGGTGAGAACGGACAAGCAAAAGCAGATGCTCTTTTAAAGCTTTACAACAAGAAGAGCAGAAATTTGAAAATAACAAATGCAATAGGTGATACAAGGGTAAGGGCAGGAAGTCTTGTTGTTGTATCTCTTGCATTAGGTGATGTGAATTTGAAGAATTTTATGATGGTTGAAAAGGTTAGGCATACATTTAAGCTGGACCAACATGTAATGGATTTGACACTTAGAGGAGGTGAGTTTGTTGGCTGATGCAGTTGAGTTTGTAAAACTTGTTAAAAAAGCTGCTGTTGAGGCATATGAAGCCACAAAGCCGGTACAAGTCTGTTTTGGGAAAGTAATAAAAGTCTTACCACTTGAGATTATAGTAGATCAGAAACTGACTCTTGGTAAATCTCAACTTGTGCTTGCAAGAGAGGTTACTGATTATACAACAGAGATTACTGCTGACGGTGAAAAGAAGAAGATAACTATTCACAATGGGTTGGTTGTGGGTAATGAGGTTATTCTTTTAAGGCAGCAGGATGGACAAAAATATATAGTGGTGGATAGAACAGGATGATACCTTCAGATAAAGGCTTTTTAAGTCAAAATTTTGAGATAGAAGAAATACCAACCCACACATATAAGATGAAATCTGACAGCAACAGAATACAAGGACATACAGACAGCTTGGATGCAATGAAACAGGCTATCTTTAAGATTTTATCAACAGAAAGGTATCAACATCAGATGTATTCTTGGAATTATGGAGTTGAGCTGTTGGATTTGTATGGAGAGCCGGTATCGTATGTGTGCCCTGAACTAGAACGTAGAATTACAGAGGCTCTTACATGGGATAAAAGAATTAAGAGTGTTGACAATTTTGAATTCGACACATCTGAAAAAGGTGAGATACGTGTAAGCTTTGTTGCACACACGATATTCGGAAATATAGATGCAGAAAAGGTGGTGGATTTTTAATGTATGATGTAACTTTTAATGAAATTCTTGAACGAATGATTTCAAGAGTGCCAAACAGCTTTGATAAAAGAGAAGGTTCCGTTATATATGATGCGCTTGCGCCTGCTGCACTTGAACTTCAAAGGGTATATATAGAATTAAACTCTATATTATCAGATTCCTATGGTGATACGGCCTCAAGAGAATACCTTATTTTGAGATGTAAAGAAAGGGGAGTTATTCCGGAGCAGGCGAGTAAAGCAATTCTTCGTGGAAAGTTTACACCTTCAGGAATCAATGTAATAGGTAAAAGATTTAATGTAAACGAGCTAAATTATATTGTTACAAGAGTATTGACAGACTCTGACGGAGGCTACGAAGTACAATGTGAAACTCCGGGAACTATAGGCAATAGAATTCTTGGAACAATGATTCCAATTGAGTATATACAAGGCCTTGAAACTGCAGAGCTTACGGAGGTACTTATTCCGGGCGAAGATGATGAGACTACAGATAATCTAAGAAAACGATACTTTGACAGCTTTAAAGAGAGTGCGTTTGGAGGTAATGTTAAGGATTATATAGACAGAACAAATGCCATATCAGGGGTTGGTGGAACTAAGGTAACAAGGGCATGGAATAATGATATAAAACCTATAGATTTAATACCGACAACTAAGGTTGAAGAGTGGGTTAATACAACTAAAAAAAAGCTGGATCCGGATGTTGCCAAATGGCTTACTACTGTGTTTAGTGCAGGGAAAGAAAAGAAGCTGACAGTTGGAGGAACTGTACTTTTGACTATAGTAGACTCTAACTTTGGAGTTGCATCAAATCAGTTGATAAAAAATGTACAGCAGACAATAGATCCGGAGGATACTCCAGGGGAAGGATACGGACTTGCACCTATAGGACACGTAGTTAATGTGAAAAGTGTGAGAGGCGTTGAAATATCTGTAAAAACCGAGATTACTTTTGAAACGGGTTATAGCTGGTCTAATATGCGCAGTGCTATGGAAGAAGCTATAAAAGTGTATTTGCTAGAACTTTGTAAATCATGGGCAATCACATCATCTTTGATAGTAAGAATAGCACAGATTGAAACAAGGCTTTTACAAATAAAAGGCATTGTGGATATTGGTAATACGACAATAAATGGAGTTAATAAAAATTTGGCACTGAATCAATATGAAATCCCTGTATTTAAGGAGGTAAGAGAATGACAAGAAATGTAAATCTGGCGTCATACTTACCTTCTTTTTTAGCGGAATTTAAAGAGAACATTGCATTACTTGATGCAGAAAATCCTGAATTTGAATTTTTGTGGAAATCTTTTGATAGGATTCTAAAGAATGAATACATAAGTACTGCAGATGAGTATGGTCTATCAAGGTTTGAAGATATTGTAGGAATAAAATCATTGGCGGATGATACTCTTGAATCAAGAAGGTCAAGAGTACTGTCGAGATGGTTTAATCATATTCCACTAACACTGAAAGGCTTAAAAAAGAGATTGGCTTTGATATGTGGTGAGCAAGGGTATGATGTAAAAATAAATGATTACACAGTAACAATAAGCGTATATACAAGGTTTGATAGTCAAAAAGAAGAGATAAAAAAGCTGATGGAAGAGATAAATCCTTCAAACATGATATCAAATCTGATATATGAAAAGGCTTTAACATTTAATATCTTTGAAAAAGGTATTATCAGTGAAGCCAATATTTTGACGATAAGGCAGGTGAGTTAATGGCTTGGAATGGAATGACACTTACTACAAGTGGAAGAAGGGCACTAAGCAAGGCACAGGCAGAAGACACTTTAAAAATACATTCTATGGTAATTGGGGATGGATCACCACCGGCAAACTTTAATACGATAGAAAGATTAGTAAATCAAAGGTTGGAAATCACTGAATTATCAATTGATTTAACAGATACGGGTTGCGTTGTAACAGGTGATTTTCCTAACGTCGATTTTGACTACCACTTTAGAGAGCTTGGCCTCATGGTTGAAACGTCTAGTGGTATAAAGCTGTATGCATATGATAACTGCGGTGCAGATGCCGAATATGTGATAAATACAAGTACAGTTGAAAGAACAGATAAAAGAGTACGAATTGAACTTATATTTTCAAATATCAGCAATGTTACTGTGTCTCATCCAAGTGTTCTATACGTTTCATATGAGGACTTAGATAATAAGGTGAACACTTTAAGAACCAAAGTGTATGAGGATTTTGGGAAAAAGGCAGATAATTTACAGGAACAAATTAGTAGGTCGAACAATACAAGAAATATACAGGTTAGGGCATCTAATTTCACCACTCAAGGACCTTACACACAGCGTATAGATGTGGCAGGAATCAAGAGCACAGATGTACCTGAGATATCTTTGCTGATACCTGACGGAGTTACAGATAGCGCGAGGGTAAAGGCTATAAAAAAGGCTTGGAGTTGTGTAGACAGGATAGACACTTATGACGGCTATATAGTGATAAGCTGTTTTGTAAAAAAGCCTGAAACCGATATCTTGCTACTTATGAAGGGGGTGTAATATGGCGCAGGCAATACTTTTAAGAGGTGGAGCAGGAGGTATAACATCTGATGATGTTACTGCCGGCAAGGCACAGGTCTTGCAGGGCTATAAGACTGTCACTAATGACAGTGACGATGAGGCTATTGAGGGAACTATACCTAATCATGGGAACATAGTAGATACAGTAAGTTTTGAGAATGCTTACTGGGATTTGAAATTCTTGGCAAGAATGGAGCAAGGTTTCTACTCACAAAATGAGCAGTGGAAGCCGTGCGTAGCTATACCTTATGCAGTGATGGCAAGCGTAGCAGGTGTAGATGTAAATAAAATGCTGGATAGTCTTACTATAGCAGGATTAAGGGGTACTGTACACACATACGGTGCTTGGAATGCAGCATCGGAAGTAGTAAATGCCACTT